CTCGCAGGCGCTTCAGTCGAGCAGGTGGAGCGGTTCGAACGCGAGCGCGCCGGCCGGTCCCCGGCGCTCAACGCCGAACAGCGCGAACTGTTCCGCCTGTGCGGCCAGCGCATCGTCGACGACCACGCTGCCGGCCGAAAGATCGCGCCCGAAGCGCTGGCTGACGGCCGCCGCTGGGCCGCTCTACCGAAGCTGCCGCACGCGCTCAGCACCGGCGAGCCCGTCCCCGACGAACAACTGCCGCCCGCGTTGCGTGGCGGTGCACTGGAGGTCTTCTAATGCAGTGGGAACACATCCAAGGCGCGCAGATCCGCGCGCAGATCCGCGAAGCTCTGCGGCTGGCCGGCGAGTCCGGCGTGACGAGCAAGGCGATCGCGGCCAAGATCGGCAACGCGCAGCGAAACGTGCGCTGGTACCTGTCCAACACCGAAGGCCTGGCCTTGTTCGCCGGAACCCGGTCGCGCACGCTGTCACGCTGGTTCGCGCCAGGCCTGGACGCGGCAGCAGCCGCCTACGTCGCCGAGTGCAACAAGCGCGAGAGCGCCAAGGCACCCGCAGGTCCGCGCACGCTGCAGGCCATCGTCGACGCTGCGATCGACGGTCGGACGGTTGACGACATCTGCGAGTTGACGGGGAACGCCCGTAGGACCGTCAGGAAGGCCATCGCGGCGCTTTCGAAGGCCGGCCGGGTGTCTGCCGCCACCTGGCCGTCTGGATCGGCTGCAGGCGGAACCGTGAAGCGGTACTGGTCGATTGCGGAAGGGGCGAAGCAGCCGCCGGTGAAGGAGCCGCGCAAGCGGGTGCACGTCAGCCGGGCGAAGCCGATGGATCAGCACAAGAAGCCCGGCCCGAAGGAGAAGGCCGGCGCAGTCGTCATGCCGTCGCGCAAGCCGCCCGTCGTCGCGTCTGCGCCGATGCCGGTCATCGTGCCGGAGCACGTCAAGGTGACGGTCTGCCCGTCGGGCAAGGACCAGCGATTCACGGTGCACCATCCGATGCCGTTCTTCCGAGCGATGCAGTTGGGCAGCTACATGCGCACGGGGTCTGTGATCGAGGCGGCGTATGGGGGTGGGCGATGACCCGCATCCTCGCAATCGACCCGGGCACGACGCAGAGCGGATGGGCGCTGCTTGAGGGTGGGCGCGTGATCGAGTCAGGCACCTCGCCGAACGCGCACCTTCTCGAACGTCTGCGCGTCGTCGGCGCATACGTGCGCTGCGACCTGCATCCGGCCGTCACCCTTGCCGTCGAGCGATTCGAAGCCCGCGGCATGCCGATCGGAGACGACCCGATCCAGACGATCCTGTGGACGGGTCGATTCGTCCAGGCGTGGCACAAGCCCGACGAGGTGGTGATGGTCAAGCGGTCGGCGGTCAAGCTGGCGCTGTGCGGCACGAGCCGGGCGAAGGACCCGAACGTGCGGCAGGCGCTGATCGACCGCATCGGGCCGCCGGGGACGAAGAAGGCGCCGGGGCCGACGTACGGCGTCACATCGCACGCATGGGCGGCGCTGGCTGTTGCTGCGACGGTGGCCGCATGACCTGCCCAGCCTGCGCCCGCGCAATCGTCGGCTCGTGCGCTGGCCCGCTCCGATGCGATGGCCGCGGTGATGGACGAGGCGCGAACAAGGGACGAGCGGCTGCAGGCGCGTGCAGATCTGCGCGAGGCGATCCGGGTCACGATGCCCGGCGTCGGCGCGGATGAGGCGCGGTCTGCGGTGCTTTCGTGGTGGACGGTGGAAAAGGCCGAGAGGATGCCAACATGACCCCGAAGCAGCAGCGATTCATCGACGAGTACCTGGTGGACCTGAACGCCGCAGCGGCGGCCAGGCGGGCTGGGTACTCGCCGAAGCGAGCCGATGCGCTGGGCCACGAGACCCTGAGGAAACCCGAGGTCGCCGCCGCCATCGCTGCAGCGCAGCAAAGCCGCAGTCAGCGAACGCAGGTCGACGCCGACTGGGTGCTCAAGCGACTGCACCGCGACGCGACGGCCAACATCGCCGACTTGTTCGACGAGCAGGGGAAGATGAAGGCGCCGGACCAGTGGCCCGAGGCGTGGCGGCAGGGCCTGGTGGTGGGTGTCGAGTCGTTCGAGGAGTACGCCTTCGAGGACGGCGTGAAGCGTCCCATCGGCATGGTGCGCAAGCTGAAGCTGTCCGAGCGGTCGAAGTACGTCGAGATGATCGGCCGGCACGTGGACGTTGGCGCCTTCCGCGACCGCGTCGAGCACACCGGCAAGGGTGGTGGGCCGATCCCGGTCTCGGTCGACCTGTCAGGCGCCACCGTCGAGCAACTGCGGGCGATTGCCTCGCTGAAACTGCCAGATGCAGCCGGGTGAGATCACCGCCGGGCACGTGATTGCCGCCAGGCGCGAACTGGCCAAGCGGCACCTTTCCGACTTCGCGTGCCTCGTCGACATCCCTACGGTGCCGCTCAGCGACGCGGCCGAAGAAGACAGTTTCAGCGTGATGCGGCTCGACAGCTTGGCCGCGCACCACAAGCTGCTGTGCGACTCTTTGCAGGCGCTGGAGGAGGGCAAGCTCCCGAACCTGATGGTTCTCATGCCGCCGGGGTCGGCCAAGTCGACCTATACCGACGTGGTGTTCATCCCGTGGTTCATGGCTCGCCGGCAGCGCCGGCACGTGATCCTCGCCAGCTACGCCACCGAGATTGCCGAGAAGCAGGGCCGCCGGGCGCGACAGATGATCAACAGCAAGGCCTTCTTCAACCTCACGGACCGCAGGCTGCGCGATGACCAGAAGGCCGCAGCCCAATGGACGCTCGACAACGGCAGCGAGTTCATGGCCGGCGGCCTGCTGTCGGGCCTGACGGGCAATCGCTGCGCTCTGGGCGTGATCGACGACCCGATCCGTGGGCGCCAGGCCGCCGAGTCGGAGACGGTGCGCAAGAACACCTGGGACGCCTACGCCGACGACTTCTGCTCGCGCCTGGTGCCTGGAGCGCCGCAGGTGATGATCACCACGCGCTGGCACGAGGACGACCCAGCCGGCCGCATCCTGCCTGAAGGGTGGGACGGCGAGAGCGGGTGGTTCGACGGCCGGGACGGGCGCCGGTGGTTCGTGATCTGCCTGCCGGCCGAGGCCGACCGCGCCGACGACCCGCTGGGCCGAAAGATCGGCGAGACGCTGTGGCCGCAGTGGTTCAGCGCGGCGCACTGGGCACCGTTCAAGCTAAACCGACGGACCTGGACCAGCCTGTACCAGCAGAAGCCGAAGCCAGGCGAGGGCGACATTTTCCTGCCTGGGATGATCGAGATCGTGCCCGCGCTGCCGGCAGTGTCGACCAGGTGGTGCCGAGGCTGGGACTTCGCCGGTACGACCGACGGCGACTGGACGGCCGGCCCCAAGCTGGGGAAGATGGCCGACGGGCGGTTCGTGATTGCAGACATGCAGCGCGAGCGGTTCCTCGCCGACAAGCGCGACCGGATGGTGAAGAACACGGCCGTAATGGACGGGCGCGAGGTGCAGATCAGCATCCCGCAGGACCCAGGCCAGGCCGGCAAGACGCAGGTCTTGTACCTCACGCGTGAACTGGCCGGATTCAGCGTACACAGCAGCCCGGAGACGGGCGACAAGGTCACGCGGGCGGAGCCGCTGGCCGCGCAGGTCAACGTCGGGAACGTGCTGATGCTGCGGGCGCCGTGGAATCAGACGCTGCTCGACGAGCTGCGCGCGTTCCCGAACGGGACCTACGACGACCAGGTCGACGGCCTGTCGCGGGCCTTCGAGGCCTTGATGGGCGGCCAGGGCCGCACCGAGACCATGCACATCAACGGAGTCTGACCCATGCGCATCCGCCCCGACGCCTTGCAGCACGCGATCAGCCCCGAACTTCGGGAACTGCTGGCCGCCGTGCAGGCGCTTCCCTGCGTCGACTCGCGTCGCTCGATGATGCGCACCCTGCGCGGCCTGGCAGGGCGCCGGCTGTACATCGCGCGGCGCGACGTGGTGGCGCCTGACCAGCTGGCGTTGGCGGTCGACCTGCTCAACCAGCGCATGCGGGTGGCCGACTGCCGCGACGCGCTCATGGTGCGCCTGGGCATCAAGAAGACCGGCGCCTACAAGCTCATCACTGCCGCGCTGCAGACCCGGGCCGGGGTTGTGCCCGCTACATCGCCGCACGCTGACGGGCTGCGGCAGCTTGCGCTGGCCCTTGACGACGACGGGAGGGACTGACCCATGCCACGCCCCATCGAACGCCGCATCGCCGCGGCCAATCGCCGCGCAGACGCCTCCGCGTCCTATGCGTCGGCCACCATCGACGCGCTGGCCCGCGCTGCGTTCGGCCGATTCTGGGCCGCGCTGCAGGCAGACCCGACGCTCGACGTGCGCGAAGCGATCCTGGCCGCCCAGGTGGACTTCTCGGGCGGCATGGCCGAGGCGCTGCGCGAAGCCTTCGAAACGCTGCTTGCCACGTCCATCGGGCTCGGCCAGGTGCGTGCGCTGCCGGTGGGCGGCATCACCCTGTCGCGCAGGCTCTACGTGCACAACGTGCAGACCGCGGCCGAGGTAACGGCGCTGGTGCGCCAGCACGCGGCCGGGGTCACCCAGGCCCGCGACCTGTCGATGGCGCTGTACGACGGGTACAACGCCACGGACGGCATCCGCAGGCCGCTGGAGGGTGCAGCTCGAGCAACGCTGCCCCGTGCCCTGCGCGAACTGACCGCCGACAGCAACGCCCGGCGCACGCTGTCGCTGCTGCAGCTGCAGGGCCAGCGGCAGGCCGCCCGGCTGAAGACCCGGGCGCTGCGGGCGGCCTACCTCGAGTCGTTCGAGGCGTGGAAGGACGGCGCGGGCGAGAAGGCGCTGCGCAAGCGCCTGGACGTGGCCCTGCGCGAGAAGAACCGCTACTTCGCCGACCGCATCGCTCAGACCGAACTGCACCGGGCACACCAGGCGCAGGTGGCGGCCGACCTGATGGGCGACGAACTGACGACGGTCGTGCAGGTGGTGATGAACCCGACGCACCCGCGCGTCGACATCTGCGACCTGCATGCGCGGGCGGACCTGTGGGGCCTGGGGCCTGGGCGCTACCCGAAGGAGAAGGCGCCGCGGGCGCCGTTTCACCCGTTCTGCCGGTGCAAGCTGAAGTCGAGGCCGTCGCAGGAAGCCACAGAGGGCCGTGCAGCACCGCTGCCGGACGCCGAGTGGCTGCGCACGCTGCCCGAGCGCGACCAGGGCATGGTCATGGGCTCACGCGAGCGCGCAGAACGGGTGCTGCGCGGGGCGTCAGCGGAGGACATCATCAACGAGGGCAAGCCGGACGCCTATCGCTTGGTGCGCGTGGGGGATGCGGCTGCGGTGCGGCATCCATTGTTGCCAGAGCCTGTCGGGGCCTGATGTGGGCGATGTTGTCGGGCTGTTCGAGCAGCACGGACAGGGAGAGGCCTTCTGCCTGGGGTGCGGTCACACATGGCAGGCGGTGGCGCCCACCGGCATCGAGTCGTTCCAGTGCCCAGCGTGCGAGCGCTTCACCGGGCACTGGAAGTTCGAGTTCTACCCAGCGGCGGATCAGATGGTGCGCGAATGCAACTGCGGGAATCAGTTGTTCTACCTGACCCCGGACGGGCACCTTTGCGCGAACTGCGGCGTGTACCAGCGGTACTAAGCCTGCCCCATGACCACCACGCGCAACACCATCATCTTGAACGCCTCGCCGCGGTCCTCGTCGGTGATGGTCTCGACGTAGCGAGCCGCGTAGGCGCCGGCCTTGGGCAGCGCGTCGATGAGCGCGCGCTCCATGGTGAACAGTTCGTCGTACAGCCCCTCCATGCCCGCCTCGGTGCCGTCGTCGTTGCCCTCGAACTCGTGCAGCGGGCGGCCGAAGTAGATCAGGCACTCGACCGCGCGCACCGACATGGCCGGCAGGTTGCGCGCGAAGTCGGGCACGGTCAGTTCGGCAGGCACGATGCGCACGATCGGGTAGTCGTCCGGCACGATGCCGGCCTCCAGCCCGATGCGGCAGGTCTGGACGCCGTCCACCGCAGCCAGCGCGGTGCGCAGGTAGCGCAGCAGGTCCATCGGCGTGGCCATGGGTCAGCCCCGCTGCAGGTCGACGGAGAACAATGAGCCGCCGCCGTTGGGCGTGATGCCGGCCGCATCGTCGGCCACCTTCTGCGCGGCGCGGGCCTGGGGCAGCGCCAGGTCATAGGCCTTGCGGTAGGCCGAGAGCTTGGCCGAGAACACGTCATCCGGCGCCTTCATGCACTCGGCGCAGGCGATCAGGTAGGCCTGCAGCGTGGTCAGCCGCTCGACCCAGTAGGCGGGCAGCGTGCCCAGTGCGGTGACGGCAGCGTAGGCCGCATCCTCGCGCGCACCCGTGACGTGGGGCGCAAGGTACGGGTCGGCGTAGGGGTAGCGCAGGGCCATGGTCAGGTGCCTCGTGATCGAAGGATGGCGTCGATGTGCCGCTGGAACATCAGCGGGGCCTGCGAGGCGGCGCGGACGAACCAGGGGTCGGCCTTGTTGCCGGGGTGGCGGGCGCGCTTCGAGAAGCGGAAGTTGTTGCCGCTGACCCAACGGAGGGAGCGCTTGTTCTTGGGCACGATCAGGTGCGGCTTCGTCCCCCAGTGCACGAACAGCGCATGCTTTGCGCGCTGCGTGTCGTGCCCGACGATCCAGCCCGTCGGCCCGGTGCGGCGCTTGCCGATCGAGGCGAACAGCGCGCCCGACTTGCTGTGCTTGCCGGCCTCGCGCTCGACGTAGCTCTCCACGTCCTCGGCCAGCCGGTCCAGGGCCTTGCGCGGGGACTGGCCCAGGCGCAGCAACTCGCGCCGGACCTGTTCGCCGCCGTAGGTGGTGGCGCCGAGCTTCATGCGGTCCTCACGGGCAGCACGCCGGCCAGCACGTAGACCGAGCCGTCGGGCGCGCTGACCTTGCAGCGCAGCAGGTAGTCGGTGCCGGCCGTGCCCGCGATGACATCCTGCAGAATCTTGGTGCCGCTGACGACCGGAGAGCCGGAGAGGATGGCCGACGGCGACGCATCGGCAGTGCCTGCGTGGCGCGTGGCGGTCACCTCCGGCGAGCTCGGGGTGTCGGTCAGGGCCGCGAACTCGAAGGCGATCGTGATGGTTTCGGCCGGGTCTTTGGGGTCGAAGCCGGGGTTGTTGACGGTGCGGGTCATTTGCGGATCTCCAGGCGGCGCGCGGCGGCTGTGATGGTCAGGCGGCGGGCTTTGGCGGCGATGGTGAAGCGCGCCGACGGGTCAAGGCCCGCGGCCTCGATCGCGGCACTGAGCACATCCAGCGCTGCCACCAGCTCAGTGGCCGTCACGCTGTAAACCGCCGGCCGGCTGACCACGTCGCTGCCCGCGGCCGATTCGGTCAGCAGCACCACCAGCTGCGCCGCGGCGTGGATCTGGTCGACCACGCCGCCGGCTTCCAGCACGCTGGCCACCAGCGTGGCCGCGGCTGACAGGGCGTCGGCCGACACCACGGCGTCGACCAGGCTGCCGCTCAGGCTGGTGCCGGTGCTGCTGATGTCCACACCCGCCGCGGCCTCGGTGGCGGCCACGTTGGCAATGCGGGTGGCGGCCAGCAGCTCGACGACGGTGACGGCCTCGTTCACCGTCACCGACAGCGTGGCCAGCGCCGAGCTGAGGTCGACCGCGCTGACGCCTTCCACCAGCGTGCCGTTGACGACCACGCCCGAGTTGACCAGGTCGACACCGCCGGCCGCGTCGACCAGGCTGCGCGCGACCGTGGGCTGCGCGCTGGTGATGTCGGTGCCGGCGGCAGCGTCCAGCAGCGACGCGGACAGCACGGCGCTGGCGCTGGCCAGGTCGGTGCCGGCGGTGGCTTCGATCAGGGTGGCGGTGAGGGTGGAGCCCCCCGCCGACACCGGCACCCAGATGCGGCGCTTCCCGTACGCCGCAGTCCACATATCTTTCGATGCTTCCCGCGCACTTCCATAATCAAGACCCTTGGCATACCAAGCGTCATAGATCCGGGTGCCCAACTGCGACCAGCCGGAGCTTGAGGATCGCCGCAGTATGCCCACCCCGAACCGGTTGTAAACAGACTCGTTGAACGTGGTGCCCGTAAACGAAGCAACACGAACGCCGTCTACGAATAAATCGAGGTACTTGCTCGTGCCGGCCCCGGTGCGGAAAAGCGCCACTGCAAAGTGCAGTCGGCCGTCTGCGTAGGATCGAGTTGATGAGGCGTTTACTCCGCCGGAGTTCGCTGTGTCATCAACGTCTGCACTGAGTACGCCGGCCGTTCTCGAAATGCGGAAGTACCCGCCGGTTACGTTTCCGCTGGCGCCTAGCGAGACGAGATATTCGTTCCCAGTGGAACTGCCAGAAAAGGCACATGCAATGGCCGTGCTATCGACATTGGTGCCGGACGCGACCAGGTGCCTTACGTTGGTCGTGCAGTAGGAACCGGCTGTGACAGAGCCGTTGCCTTCGTAGCTTGAACCGAACGGGCCAGGTGTGCGGCGCTGTGATCCTTCCGCGGCCCACGCAGACAGCAATGGGTTTGCACGGTCGTCGAAACTAACCCACGGCGCACGCGGCTGAGTACCTACCGCAGGCTGAACGATCCGCTTGCCAGAGACAAGCATGGATTACATCCCGATGGACAACTGGAACGTTGTCACGCCAGTGCCAGTAGGTATGTTCATGCCGCCCACAGTTTCACCTCGTGCGTCATCAGGCCAGGTTGTGCCGCCGTCGGTGCTGCGCTGGATCTGAACCTGGACGTTCGTCGTGGCGCTGTTGGTCACGCTGCTGGCAGGCGTCACCGCCACCTCGAGATCAGCGCCGATGTAAAGATCGGTGCTGTTGTCGACGGGCGTAGCTTCCTCGGTCCACGCCGACGAGCTGCTGGCAATGGCGGCTTCGTTGAATTCCTCGACCTCGGACGAGTACACCAGCGCGCCCGATGAGTCGAACTTCCACTTGCGGCACTGGATGGTGACGGTGACGTTGACGCCGCACTGGTTGTTGACAGAGAAGCGGTAGTTGCGGCCGAGCATCACGCACCTCCCAGGGCTTGCGCCACTTGTTCAGCGGTCACCGGGTCTTCGACCGACGCCAGTGCCAGCAGGGCATCACGGTTGGCCGTGGAAAGCTCGCCTGCCGCGACCCAGGCGCCCAGCATCGCTGCGTTGCCGGGCAGGTCCATGCGGATGCCGTCCGTGCCGCCCACCAGCACGTCGCGCAGGGCCAGGGCGATGCTGCGCAGCGGTGACTGCACGTTCGCAGCGCGGTCCTCGATCACGGCCCGCATGCCGGTGGCCGCAGCCCACAATGCGAAGTTGCCGACCGACACCGTGCCGAGCTTGGTGCGGCCGGCGGACAGCATCGCCGCGATGGCGCCGACGTTGCCGGTCAGCAGGTGCTCGTCGATGGCGGAGGCTTCAGCGCCCGACAGTGCCCGACCGGCCAGCGTGGACAGCGCAAGGGCTTGCTCGGGGGTCATTGGCAGCGGTCCCCGTCAGATGCAACAGCGGGGATCTCTCGCGGCCACGCCAGGTCCAGTGCAGACACGGTGCCCGTCGACCGCGTGGTGCCGCCAATGGCGAACTGGCCATTGCTGGCGCTGAAGGTCGCAGCCAGCAGAACGGCTTCAGCGTTGCTGCCGCCGGTGGCCGCGCCCCACACGTCGACCGCCCAGTTGCGGACCTTGGCCCGGGTGAAGTCCCTGGGGCTGCGCAGAAACAGTTCCCACGAGTCGCGCTTGCCCTGGGTGAAGCTGTCGTAGGTGGTGTACGTCGGCGCTTCCTCGATGGCCAATGCCGGCGCACTGATGTGCCATGCCAGCGCCGTCGGCGAACGCGGCGCGTTGTACCAGGCCAGCACGTTGCCGGTTTCGCCGGCCAGGCGCGGCACGTTGCAGGCCGGGTTCGCCTTGCAGGCGTTGCACAGCAGCAGTTGCTGTCCGTTGGTGAGGGTCTGCGACTGGGCGCCGAAGGCCAGCAGGCACAGGGCGATGATGGAAGCGATGCGTCGGATCATGTTCGGCCTCATCAGGTGGTGGTCAGTCGCGCCGTGTAGGTCACGTTGAGCGTGCCCGCACCGCTGAAGACCTGGTCGCCTTCAGCGAACAGCCCGCAGCTCAGCAGCGCGCCCGCGGTGTTGCCCACGGCGCTGGTCGACGCGGTGCCGGCCGCCGACTTGATGATCAGGAAGCAGCCCTTGATGGTGCGGGCCGCCAGGATCGACAGCGCCAGCGACGACGTGGCCAGGTCGGCGTTGACGCCCGAGCTGCTGGCCGTGCCGAAGCTTGGCGTGCCGCGCGTGGCCAGCACGCTGCTGGGCGCTTCGTTCCAGCCGTTCGCGGGTGACGCGCCGCCCACTGCGGTGATGCTCCCCGCCAGCGCGCCCTTGGTCACACCGGTGCCGTTGGCGCCCGCGTAGCCGTAGCCCGTCGAGTCGATCAGGCCCAGGAAGGCGGTGCTGGTGTAGGTGGCACCCTTCAGGCCGTGCGTCAGCAGGGCCTGCATGCCTTCCAGGCACCACACGTTCTCGATGGACCCGCGCCACAGTTCCTGCTGCGGGATGGCCGCCAGGCGGGCGTGCAGCAGCGGCACGCGGGCCAGCGAGACCACGTCCCACCAGGGCGCGGCCTCGCACCGGGCCAGCTCGGCGCGCAGCGCGATGAACTCGGCCGCCAGGTGCGGCGGCGGCTCGGTGTACACGCACTGGTAGAAGCCGCCGCCGGCAACGCCGTCGAGCACGCCGCCCAGCTGGGCCATGCGCGCGCTGCAGATGTCGGCGCCGGCCGACTTGTCGATGCTGCCGCTCATTGCGCTGCCTCCACGGTTTCAAGTTGGGCTTCGTCGAAGAAGCGCTGGGTGACCGTGCCGTCGGGCTCGGTCCACTCGACCAGCAGGCGCGTCACGTCGTCGTCGCCGATGGCGCGCTTCTTCACGATGCCCTTGATCTCGGGCTGGATCAGGCGCACGGTGTCGCCGGTCTTCATGGTCATGGTGTCGGTCCTTCGTCTTCAGGGTCAATCGGCGCAGGCTCCACCTGCTCCTGCTCAATCTCGTCAATCGCTGCGTGCAGCGCGGCCTTCGTCGCCTCGTCGGCCGCGTCGAACTCGACATCGACGATGGCCTTGCGCTTCTCGTTGAGCACCGCGGTCGGCATGCCCGTGGCCTGCATCAGCGTCAGGATGTCCAGCTCGGCCAGCACGTCGGCCAGGTTGTAGTCAGTCGGCCAGGACACCTGTACGCCGTTCGTCGTGCCCATCGCGCGATGCCACATCGCCCACATGCGCCGCTCGATGGCCTGCAGCTGCTTGGCGAACGTGGCCACGCTGGCATTCAGTGCCTCGAAGCGCATGCGCCTGGCGACGCCGCTCTCGGCCTGGCTGCTGCTCTCGGTGGACGACTCCATCGTCACCCGCCGGATGGCCTGCTGCAGTTCCTCCAGCTTGGCCGCAAAGGTCGCAGCCGGGCCGCTGTCCGGCGCGATGTAGGCCGGCGTGTCGCCGGTGTGGATCAGCATGCTGTGCACGCCGACCGTGGCCGCGACGGTGTTGCCGTCGAAGTTCGCCGCGTGCTCAGGCGGCACCTGCAGCGTGAGCAGGCTGAAGGTCTGCCCGCGCAGGATCTCGTCCTGTTCGCTGCGCGCATTGAAGATCCGGCGCGACAGATCCGCCACTTGGGCGTACTCGCCGACCCGGGGGAACTCTTGCCCGTCTTCGGTGAAGGCCATGACCGGGCAGGCGCCGAAGTTGTGCTTGCCCTCGGACAGCACTTCCTTGTCCTTGCGCAGCCTCCAGGTAGTGGCGTCGTAATCGCGCTCCACCTCCTCCAGCTTGTCGCCCACCCACTCCATCGACTTCAGCGTGATGCGCACGAAGGCGCCGCTGTCTGGGTCGAGCCGGTAGTCGACCGCGGCCTCGGGCGCGGCGCATCGCAGATAGGGCACCGCGCGTCGCCGCTGCTGTTCGGCCAGGGTGGTGGGCGGGTCGCCGGCCGGCATGTCGATCACCAGCAGCATCGAGCCGCGCCCCTTGGCCTGGGCGGCGAACGCTGACCAGAACGTGTCCAGGCTGGTGCCGCGCAGGTCGGCGTCCTCGACCATCAGCCGCACCAGCGGCGCGTCGACGCCATCGCGGGCGGGTGAGCGGCGGCCGAGGAAGCCGCAGAAGCGCGACACCGCCGACGCGAGGTGGTTCTCGTAGACCGCGATCGCGTTGCGCGCTGCGAAGCGCTGTTCGGTCTCGCGCTGATACCGCACCAGGTGCGTCGGACCACCAAGCCGCGGCGTGTATTTGGTTGACGCATTGCCGGCGCTGTCGGTCAGCGACTCGACGAACCACGACACGCGCGGCGCAAAGCCGCCGCCGCCGTCCAGGGCCTCGGCCAGAAATGCGAAGCGCTCTCGCGCGTGGGTCCAGTCCATGGCCGCGCACTTTCGGGGCCATCTGTCCGTGCTCTTGGTGCAAGCGCGGAAGCAACGCGCAGACAGTGCCGCCGTGCAGTCTCTTTCGGCGTGATGCCGGCGGATGACGTGCAGCCGAGCGCAGGCCGTGAGGGCTCAAGCCGGCGGGCCACCAACACCACCCACACCCCATGTCATTCGACTTCGACACCCTGAAGGACAAGCTGCCCGGCGAGACGCTGGACAAGCTGCGCGCCCATGTCGACGACCTTTCCACCCGCGCCGAGACGGCCGAGGAAAAGGCGCGCAAGGCCGCGAAGGAGTCCATCGACGGGCGCAAGACGCTGAAGGCCACGCTGGACAAGGCGATGGCAAAGCTCGGCGTCGAGTCGGCCGAGGAACTCGAAGCGCTGCCCGACGGCAAGGGCGCAGGCGAGGCGACGAAGCAGTTCGAGGCGCAGATCAAGAAGCTGACGCGCGAACGCGACGAAGCCCTGCAGACGGCCACCGCCGCCGCGGGCGAACTGAAGACCACGCGCCGCGAGTCGGCGCTGTCCCAGGCGCTCGAAGGCCAGCGGTTCAAGAACCCGGCCGACGTGCGCGTGCTGCTTCAGTCGCGCGTGGTCGAAGAAGGCGACGAGCTGCTGTTCAAGACCGACGAGGGAAAGCTCGTCGCGCTCAAGGACGGCGCGGCCTGGTTCGCCAAGACCCGACCCGACTACGTGGAGCCGCAAGGCGCCGCGGGCGGCGGGTCCGGGTTCAAGGGCACGGGGTCGGGTGCAGGTGGCAGCGGCGCGAAGACGAAGACGCGGGCCGAGTGGGACTCGATGGACCACAGCGCGCGGGCGTCGTTCGCAAAGGAAGGCGGCCAGGTCGTCGAAACGCATTGACGCCAGCCACCAGCAACTGAACGAGGACACCTCATGGCAAACGTACTGACCGACCTGGCAGCCGACATCTACAAGGCTGCCGACATCGTGGGCCGCGAGGCCGTCGGGTTCATCCCATCCGTGACCATCAACGCCAACGGCAGCGAACGCGCAGCCGTCGGGCAGAAGGTCCGCAGCCACTTCACCCGGGCTGCGACCGCTGGCGATCTGTCGCCCGCGATGACCATCCCCGAGGGCACCGACCAGACGGTCGACGTGAAGTACCTGACGCTGACGAAGCAGCGCGGCGTGGCCATCCCGTGGACCGGCGAGGACATCCGCTACGTCAACGGCGGCAGCGGCTTCAGCACGATCTACGGCGACCAGATCGCGCAGGCGATGCGCACGCTGTGCAACGAGATCGAGATCGATCTGGCGACCGAGGCCTACCAGAACGCCTCGCGCGCTGTCGGCACGGCCGGCACCACGCCGTTCGCTTCGAACACGGACCTGATCGTCGACGCGCGCCAGATCCTGTTCGACAACGGCATGCCGGTGACGGATGGCCGCATGTCGCTGGTGATGGACTCGCTGGCCAGCACCAAGCTGCGCAAGCTGACC